ACATTTACTGTTGCATCTGCTGAAAGATTTATGTCGGATGGTGTAGATAAACTTTATGTTCATAGCGGAACATCTTTACATCAGTATGATTTGAATGGAAACAATACCCTTACTTTTAGTGGACTTCCTGGTGCTATTACTGATACAAGTTATCATGTAGGTTTTGTTTGTGTTCCTGCTTTTAAAAATTCCGACAACGTAACACAGTTTTGGACAAGAACAGGTGGGAGTACTGGAAATAATTCAGCGTCTCAAACTTTCACAAGGTACGATCTTGTTGAAACCGTAGAGGGCCCTTTTACCGGAACTGCTGCAAGCAAAGCACTTATTCACCTTCAAGATGTTGATTCAAATGATATTCTTGGACAAGGCGGCAACTTAATTTATTTATGGAAAAGAATAGCTTAATATGAAATATATATCTATAAAAAAGGAAAAAGTATTAAAGGTTTATTCTTCATCTAAAGAACTTTATGAGGATCTTAATGCTGAACAATATCTTGAAATGGAGGATTCTGATTTTGAGAAGTATCAAAAAGATTGGAGGGACTTAGAATTAAAAAACACGGATTGGATCATTCCTATTTCAGATCACTCTCAAAGAGAAGCTTATATTTTATACAGGCAAAAATTAAGAGATTGGCCTAATACAGAAAGCTTTCCTGACACCTGTCCTTCCCTTTAATTAAAATTGTAAAATCTACTATAATGAAAAAATATGAACTATATAAGAAAAATATCAGTTGGTTCTGACTACAAGAATGCTATGCATTATATAGTTGGACAGGAGGTTCTTGGAGGATCTTACCTAATAGACAGTATTAATTTTGAAGAAAAAGGGTATTCTGTTTGGGTTAAAAAAGACGGAGAGGTTGTTAAATGGAAAGAAGTCACAAACACCCCTGTTATGGTTGAGTATAATCTAAACGCCATATGATCCCTAGGAATAAGTATTTAATTGCTCCCTACGGGAAAGAATACAAAAACACAAAAAATATTGACGGGCATTCTTTGATAGTTAACACATCTATAGAGGATGTAAAATATGTTAATAGAATTGGACTTGTTATATCAACCCCTAAAAATTCTGAAATTCCTAACGGAAGCCTTGTTGTTGTTCACCATAACGTTTTTAGAACTTACCTGGACATGAAGGGAAGACAAAGAAAAAGTAATGAGTATTTCAGAGATGAAAAATATTTAGTTGGTCCTGAAAGAATATATATGTATAATGATGGAGAAGGTTGGAAGTGTACTGAAGGATATGTTTTTGTTTCTCCTTATGATTATATTCAAGATGATAGTATATATCAATCAAATGAAAAAGAAGAAGAGCATATGGGACTTATAAGACACAGCTCTTTATTTCCAAAAGGAACTCGTGTTGGATTTACCAAAAACTCTGAATATGAGTTTGAATTGGGTGGAGAAAAAATGTACAGAATGAAAGTTAATGATATTTGTGTTAAATTTACATAAAGCAAAAAAAAATAACTAATGCCGGACGCATTTTTAAAGAACAACCTATCAATAGTAATATCGTTTGTTGTTGCTGTATTTACAGCAGGAGGAATATTTGCAGAGTTTACGGCATTAAAAGATGAAATATCTTTAGTCCACGACAGGTTAGACGAAAAAATTGTTTTTATAAATAAACTTGAAGAAAGAATATTAAATATAGAAAAACAAGTTGAATACGAAAGAGGGTTGCTTGAAGCAATGTCAAAATCTAATGTAAAAAATGAGTAAGAAAACAGAAGTAACTGTAAAGTCAAATGGCTTAAGAAATGAATTAAAAGAGATACGAAAAAGTATCGACAAACTAACTGAAGTATTACTACTTCAACAAACAAACAAACAGAATGAAAACATTAAAAACAACGCTACTGGCGAGTATTGGGGTGATTCTATTGATGGGATGTACTTCACAACTTCAAGTACAGAAGCAAAGACAAGCATTGAGAGTAAAAACGTATCAAAAAATAATTAATAGTGTTTCTATTGAAGATCCAAATGAAATTAAGCTAGCCCAAATATTGTGGCACAAAACAATTAAAAATGGAAGTAAAGGTTATAGAAACAATACAAAAGGTAATTAGTGCTGGAGAAAAAGCTGTTGAAGAACTTATAAAGGTTGCTGAAGAAGAAATTATTACTGGACACCCAGATGATGATCTTGCTGCTGATAGGCTTAAGAATGCAGCCGCAACAAAAAAACTAGCAATATTTGATGCTTTTGAGATACTTCAAAGGATAGAGATTGAAAGAGAAAAATTAAATGGCACGGACGAATCTGAAACAAGTTCAGGAAAAGATAAGGGATTCCAAAGCTTCGCAGAAACTAGAGGCAGGAAGTCTTAGTCTTTATAGAATTGTGCAGGATGACATAAAACAATCTGTACGAAAAAGTAAAAATAAATTAAAATCCTGGAAGTATGGTTATGATAAAGATTATGATATAATCATTATATCCAAAGATGGAACTTTAGGTGATGTTGTAGAAATACAGAATTTAAAAATTGGACTACCTTTGCAGCCAAAATCTGTATACCATAAAAGCAATGAAAAAAAAGATCAGTATTGGGAGCCTTCAGAATATCCAAAAGAACTTAAAAAAATTAAAAGTATATTTCAATGGAATGAATACCCTTCTGACTTCAAACAATCTTGGATATCATATATTGAAGCGGAATTTGAAAGAAGAGAAAATGGATTTTGGTTTAAGAATAATGGTGTCTCTACTTATATTACTGGCTCTCACTACATGTATCTCCAGTGGACCAAGATTGATGTTGGGCACCCAGAGTTTAGGGAGTCAAACAGATTATTCTATATATTCTGGGAAGCTTGCAAGGCAGACATCAGATGTTTTGGAATGTGCTACCTCAAAAATAGACGGAGTGGATTTAGCTTTATGTCGTCATCGGAAACTGTCAATCAAGCCACAATTACTTCCGACGCAAGATTTGGAATTTTATCAAAAACAGGTTCAGATGCTAAAAAAATGTTTACAGATAAAGTCGTTCCAATATCCACAAACTATCCTTTTTTCTTCAAGCCTATACAGGACGGAATGGATCGACCAAAAACTGAACTTGCCTATAGAGTGCCAGCTTCAAAACTTACAAGAAAATCTATTGAGCAATCAAATACAGAGGAGCTTACAGGTCTTGACACTACTATCGACTGGAGAAACACAGGAGATAACTCTTACGATGGTGAAAAACTCAGACTCCTTGTACATGATGAATCTGGTAAATGGGAAAGGCCCGATAATATCCTCAACAACTGGAGGGTCACTAAAACTACATTACGATTAGGTAGAAAGGTTATTGGAAAGTGTATGATGGGATCCACATCAAACTCACTAGATAAGGGTGGAGATAATTTTAAAAAACTTTATAGAGCTTCTGATGTTTTAGAAAGAAATTCTAATGGCCAAACAAAGAGTGGAATATACAGTTTATTTATTCCTATGGAATGGAACATGGAGGGCTTTATAGATAAACATGGTCACCCTGTTTTTAACACACCAGAATCCGTCGTAGAAGGAATTGATGGAATGGATATAGATATAGGCGTAATTAATTACTGGAATAATGAAGTTGAGTCTTTAAAAAATGATTCAGACGCTTTAAATGAGTTTTATAGGCAGTTTCCAAGAACAGAAAATCATGCCTTTAGGGATGAGTCTAAGAACACTTTGTATAATCTCAGCAAAATATATGAGCAGATAGATTATAACGACGGATTAGAAGCGCAGAGGGTATTGCAAAGAGGTAATTTTTCTTGGGCTAATGGTAAAAAAGACACAGAAGTTGTTTGGTCTCCAAATCCAAAAGGAAGATTTTATGTTACATGGATACCTCCACTTGAATTAAGGAATAGAATAATAAATAAAAACGGAATAAAGTATCCAGGTAACGAACACATAGGGGCTTTTGGATGTGATAGTTATGATATATCTGGAACTGTAGGGGGCGGAGGGTCTAATGGTTCTCTTCATGGAATAACCAAAATAAACTTTGAAGGTCCATCTAATTTGTTTTTTTTAGAATATATAAGTAGACCTCAGACTGCTGAAATATTCTACGAAGATGTTTTGATGGCTTGTGTTTTTTATGGGATGCCGGTCCTTGCTGAAAATAACAAACCAAGACTTCTTTATCATTTAAAAAATAGAGGATACAGGGGGTTTAGTTTATCAAGACCAGATAAGCACAAGAATGATTTATCTAAAGCAGAAAGAGAGCTTGGAGGAATTCCTTCTTCGTCAGCAGTAATATCAATTCATGCTGAAGCAATAGAGTCTTATATTGAACAAAATGTTGGGTTGTTAGATTCGGGCTCTGGAAATATGTATTTTACAAGGACGCTTTTAGACTGGGCAAACTATGATATAAACAACAGAACAAAGTTTGATGCTACCGTAAGTTCTGGATTTGCCCTTATGGCAAATAACAAATATGTTAGCAAACCGAAGAAAAATGTTAAAGAAATAAATGTTACCTTTGCAAGGTACAATAATGGTGGAATAACAAGTACAATATTGAGATAAAAAATATATGAACGGAGTCCAAACAAGGAATGTTATTGGCTTTCCAGATCAACTCGCTTCTGATTCAAAAAAAGGATCTAAGGAGTATGGGTTAGTTGTGGCTCGAGCAATAGAGTCCGAGTGGTTTAGAAAAGAAAGCGGAACTTCAAGATTTTATAATAACAGAGATACTTACCATAAGCTAAGAACTTATGCTATGGGAGAGCAGTCGGTTCAAAAGTACAAGGATGAGCTTGCTATAAATGGAGACATATCATATCTAAATTTAGACTGGACACCAGTTCCGGTAATACCAAAGTTTGTAGATATAGTGGTTAATGGAATGCAGAATAGACTGTATGACGTTATGGTTGATGCTGTTGATTCAATATCATCCAATAAAAAAGCCATGTATAAGTTGAAGCTACAGGCTGAAATGAGGAATAAGAATGACTTAATGGAAATGCAGCAGATTACTGGAAAAGATATGTTTGATCAAGACCCAACAACGCTTCCACAAAGTCCTGATGAGTTAGAGCTGCAAATGCAACTAAACTACAAAGATGATATAGAAATTGCTCAAGAAAAGGCTATTGAAAATGTCTTAAGAATGAATAATTATGAGCAAATAAGAAACAAAATTGATGAAGATCAAACTACATTGGGGATATCTTCTGTAAAGCATTCTTTTAATACTCATGATGGAATAAAAGTCGAATACGTAGATCCAGCAAACTTAATATGGAGCCCTACTGAAGATCAAGATTTTGAAGATTGTTATTATTTTGGAGAAGTCAAAAACGTAAATATAACAGAATTAAAAAAAATAGACCCTTCCTTAAGTCAAGAAGACATAAAGGAAATATCAAAGATGTCTTCTAAATGGGATGCTTACCAAGGAATACGAGGCGGATACAAGACAGACAATTTTGACCACAACACTGCAACGTTGTTGTATTTCTGTTATAAAACGGACAAGAATATCGTATATAAAAAGAAGAAAACATCTCAAGGAGGAGACAAGGTACTTAAAAAAGACGATCAATTTAACCCACCAAAAACAGAGAAAGCTAGATTTGAAAAACTTTCTAAAAGAATTGACGTATGGTACGAAGGTGTACTTGTTCTAGGAACAAATTACATTCTAAAATGGGACTTAATGAAGAACATGGTTCGCCCAAAGTCCTCAATGAGCAAAGCGGTAGCACCTTATATTGTAAGTGCTCCAAAAATGTACAGGGGCCAAGTGGACTCTCTGGTAAAAAGAATGATTCCATTTGCGGATCAGATACAACTGATACATCTTAAACTCCAACAGGTCACGGCAAAAATGATTCCTGATGGCGTATATATGGATATTGATGGATTAAGTTCAATTAATCTAGGCAATGGAGCAATGTATACACCACAAGAGGCTTTGAATTTATATTTTCAAACCGGATCTGTAATAGGAAGGTCATTTACTGAGGAAGGAGAGTTTAACCACGGTAAGATGCCTATTCAAGAGTTAACTTCTTCTGGTGCAAACGCAAAAATATCTTCTTTAATAAATATGTATAATTACAATTTAGGGATGATTAGATCTGCAACTGGCCTAAATGAGGCAAGAGACGGATCTACTCCAGACTCAAATTCTTTAGTTGGTGTACAAAAAATAGCAGCATTAAATTCTAATACAGCTACAAGGCACATTTTAAAATCAGGAATAAACATAACAAGAAGAGTTGCTGAAGGTGTTACTTATAGAATGTCTGATGTATTAGAGTTTTCTGAATTTAAAGAGGATTTTGCTAAATCAATCGGCAGATATAGTATGGAAATACTAAAAGAAATAAAAGAGCTTCATCTTCATGATTTTGGCGTTTACATAGAATTACACCCAGACGAAGAAGAAAGAGCTGTTTTAGAGCAACACATAAATACATCCTTATCTCAAGGAAAAATAGATATAGATGATGCTATTGATATTAGAAATGTTAGAAACGTAAAAATAGCTTCTCAACTTCTTAAGGTTAGAAAAAAATCAAAGGAAAAGGAAGACCAAAAAAGACAACAAGACAATATTCAACAACAGGCAAAAGCAAATCAAGACTCTGCAATGGCTGCTGAACAGGCAAAGCAGCAAAGGGAAATGGCTAAAAAACAAGCCGATATGGAGCTTATGAAAATGGAGTCAGATTTAAAAATGTTGGAAATGGATAAAGAGTTTTCCTTGAAGCTTAGGTTGATTCAAGAACAAAAGTCTTTGGATGCAAATATTCAAGGAATGCAAGTTGAAACACAACTAACTAAAGAAAAGTACAAAGAAGACAGAAAAGACAAAAGAACAGCAAAACAAGCGTCTCAACAGTCTAAACTTATACAGCAAAGACAACAAGACTTAGACCCGATAGATTTTGATGGTCAAGACTCGTTAAGTGCTGGTTATTAGGCTTTTAGTAAAGCTTAATATATTTGTAATTTTGTAATAAATTAAATTTAAATATAATGGATAAAATCGAAGTTTATGCTTTGGATGATGATGGCAATAGAATAGAGCCACAGCAAGAAGTAGAACAAAAAGAAGAAGAAGTTTCACAAGAGGTTTTGAATCAAGAAACCCCTGAACAGGTAAAGGAAGAAAATGAGTTACCACAACAAGAAGAAGAAAGTAGTAAAGGTCAAGAGCAAGAGCAAGTCGAAGAGGAAGACCAAGAAAAGTTACTGACCGAAGAACCAGAAAAAGATGATAACTGGTTTTTAAGTAGATTAAAAGACAGGTATGAGGTAGAATTAAATTCTATTGATGACCTTAAAAACGTTCTTTCAAATACTGATAAAGAAAAAGAAAATCTTCCCGAAGATGTGGAGAAGTATATGGAGTTTCGTAAAGAAACTGGAAGGTCTTTTAGTGACTTTGCTGAACTTCAAAAAGACTGGGCTACTGTAGGAGACGGAGATATATTACGTCAATACTATGAGCAAACAAAACCACATTTAGATAGGGAAGACATTGAGCATATTTTAAATGAACAATTTTCTTATGATCAAGAAATAGATGATGATAAGGATATTAGGGCAAAAAAAATTGCTCACAAAGAAGCATTGTATGAGGCTAGAAATCACTTTGAAAAGTTAAAGGAAAAATATAAAGCTCCGCTAGGGTCTAGTGAAGCTGATATTCCTGAGACATACAAAGAAGCTTTTAGCTTTTATAATGAATATAAAACTCAAAATGAAAAAGATTCTATCGCTCGAAAAGAGCAGGCTTCTTATTTCACTGAAAAAACTAATTCTTTATTTTCAGACGAATTCAAAGGTTTTGAATTTAATCTTGGAGATGAAAAAAAAGTTTTTAAACCAAGTGATTTAGATAAAGTGAAGTCTAATCAGAGCAATGTTCAGAATTTTATTTCTCAACATGTTGATGAGAAAGGATTCTTAAAAGATCCTGCCACTTATCACCGTTCTTTGTACACGGCTATGAATCCTGATGCTATAGCAAAACATTTTTATGAGCAAGGGAAGTCAGATGCTACTGGAGATATTATCAAGGAAACTAAAAATATCGACATGGGAGTTCGTGAAAACACGGTAACGGATACAGGAGGAACTAAGTTTAGAATAGTAGAATCAGAGGACAAGTTTGAGTTTAAAATTAAAAAACGAAACTAACAATTTTTAAAATTATTAAAACATGTCTGTAACTATGACCGGAGTTGGTGGTGCATTAACCCCCGCTCCTTCGAAAGCAACGCTTTCAAGTAATTATTTAGGGTCAAGTATTGAGTTTACATCTCAATATCTTCCCGATGTTTATGAAAAAGAATTTGAAAAATACGGAAATCGTTCTGTATCTTCTTTTTTAAGAATGGTAGGTGCTGAAATGCCTTTTGCTTCTGACGTTATTCAATGGTCAGAGCAAGGTAGATTACACCTAGCAGTCACTGGTGCTACAAGAGTAGGTGATGTTATTACTTCAAATGGGCATCCATTTAGAGTAAATCAAACAGTAGTTATTTCTGACGGAACTGACCAGGAAAAAGCTATCATAACAGCAGCAAATGCAAACACATTTACAGTTGCCTCTTATGAAAATGCCAACCTTGCAGCAGCTATAGCCGCTAGTGGCCTTAAAGTTTTTGCCTATGGTTCTGAATTTGCAAAAGGAACTTCTGGTATGGCTGGTAGCTTAGAAGCCGCTAAAGATATTCAAACTAATAACCCAATTATCATAAAAGATAAGTATGAGGTTAATGGTTCTGACTTAGCTCAGATTGGATGGATTGAAGTGACTACTGAGAATGGAGCAACTGGATACCTTTGGTATTTAAAATCAGAGCACGAAACTCGTTTAAGATTTGAAGATTACTTAGAGTTATCTTTAATTGAAGGCAAGCCTGCCGCATCATCTTCTGGTGCTGAAGGTGCTGGATTTAAAGGAACAAAAGGTTTATTCCATGAAATCGAAAACAGAGGTAATATTGCTACTGGATCTATCGCTGCAAGAACTGATATTGAAGAGCTAATTAAAGTTCTAGATAAAGAAGGAGCTATTCAAGAAAACGTAATGTTTGTGAATAGAACAAAATCTTTTGAAATTGATACAGTTTTAGCTGCACAAAACAACTCAGGTGCATCAACTGCATCTTATGGTTTGTTTGACAATGATGAGTCAATGGCTTTAAATCTTGGATTTACAGGATTTAATTTAGGATATGATTTTTACAAATCTGACTGGAAATACTTAAACGATGCTACTACTGGGTCTTTGACTTCTGCTGTAGACGGAGTTATTGTACCTGCTGGTACAACTACTATTTACGATCAGATTTTAGGAAAGAACGCAACTCGTCCTTTTTTACATGTAAAATATCGTAAATCAGAAGCTGAAGATAGAAAGTACAAATCTTGGGTAGTTGGATCTGCCGGAGGTGCTGGAATGTCTAGTGATCTAGATGCAATGCAAGTACACTTCTTATCTGAGCGTGCACTATGTGTACACGGAGCTAACAACTTCATCATAATGAAGTAATTTAACTGGATAGGCTGGGGGCTAATGCCCCCATAACCTATCATTTAATTTTAATTTAATATTTAATAAAATGCCTAGAAAAAAAACAACTCCCTCTTGGGAGATAAAAGATAGAATTTATATTCTAAACGGAGGAATTACTCCTGTGAACTATATATTGCGTTCACGACACCACTTAAACAAACCACTTCAATATTTTGATGGATCAATGAGTAGATCATTGAGATATGCTTCTAATCAAGCATCTGTTTTTGAAGATGAACAAATGGGCGATGTTACTTTGCCTGCTGTAATTTTTAAAGACGGAAAGCTTGTTGTTTCAAAAGAAAATGTATTGCTTCAGCAGTTTTTATCCATATATCATCCTGACCTTGGAAAAGTTTACGCAGAATTTGATGCCAATAAAGAGGCTGAAGCTGAGGTTAAAACCGTAGAAGAAGAACTAGATGCAATGAACATAGCTAAAGACTTGCCTATTGAGGATTTAGAGGCCATAGCAAGGGTTGTTCTTCAAGGAAGAGTGTCTGATATGGCTTCAAATGAAATAAGAAGAGATATGCTTATTTACGCTAGACAAAATCCTAATGAGTTTATACAACTTACTAAAGATGAAAATATAAACTTAAGAAACATTGCAGTAAGGGGAGTTGAAATGGGAATACTTTTTATTAAAGACGACCAAAGGACTGTTTGTTGGAATGATTCAAAGAAGGAAAAAATTATTACAGTTCCTTATGGAGAAAATGTATATAGTGCATTAGCGGTTTATTTTAAAACAGACGAAGGGTTAGACACTCTTCAAGCTATTAGTAACAAGCTATAGTTAATCCACCTTAACTATACTTGAAATGAAGGGGTCGAAAATATCGACCTCTTTTTTTTTCGTACATTTGTAGCATGATAAATCATGTTAGAAACACCGTTTTAACTGTACTAAATAAGGAAAACAGGGGCTTTATAACGCCTCAACAGTTTAATTCTTATGCAAAGCATGCGCAGCAGTTAATCTTTAATCAGAAGATCTCTGAGTACTCAAGAATGGTCGCTGCCAGGAACTCTAGAATGGTAGCTACTGACTTTATGGATAGGGTTGATATTTTAAAGTCTAACCTTGAAGTTTTTACAGAAGAAACAAATGTAACTAAGACATTGACTAGGTATATAAAGCCTGCCGATTTTCAGCACTTAGTCTCTTTAAGATATTCAAATAAAGAAATTGAGCAGGTTCCTAGAGATAAAGAAAGATATTTAGTTGACTCTAATTTAACAGCGCCTACGGACACTTATCCTGTTTTTGTGGATAGAGGAAGTGACATTATACTTTATCCTCAAACACTCGCAGGAGCTGTTGATTTTATTTACATAAGAAACCCAAAGGACCCAAAATGGACCTACAATACAATAGGGGAGAATCCTGTTTTTAATATAAATGCATCTGACTATCAAGATTTCGAATTAGATCAAGATGAGTCTGTAAATCTTATAGTTGAAGTTTTAAAACTAACTGGTGTTACCATAAGAGAGGCGGAAGTTACTCAGGCTGCAACAACTATTGACCAGGTGAATACAAGCAAAGAAGCATAATATGGCACTAACTGATCAACAATACTATTCATCAGCATCAAACTATGGAGACTCACAATTTGTTAGTCTTAAAGATATAGTGAATAATTTTTATTTATTTTACATTGGAGATGAAAAATTAATAAATAACGTTAAAAGATTTGATGTAATATTTCACGCCAAAAGAGCTGTACAGGAGTTAAATTATGATGCATTAAAAAATGTAAAAGCGTTAGAGTTAGAGCTTCCAGATTCTTTGCAATTGACAGTTCCTAAAGATTTTGTAAAACTTGTTAGATTGTCTTGGGTGGATGACAGAGGACGGCTACACCCTTTAATGGTAGATAATAATACAACAATAGCAAAGTCATACTTGCAAGATAATAGCTACAATATTCTTTTTGATGGAAATGGAGCTGCGCTAGAAGGAACTTCTTTTATAGACACCAAGCTTTCTGAAATTCAAAATACAACACAAGACGCTTCTTCATCATTAAGCGATGAGTTTTTTGGTGGAAGATTTGGGCTTGACACTGCTATATCAAATGTAAACGGAAGGTACAATTTAGATAAATCTGCTGGCGTAATAAGATTCAGTTCAGAAGTAAAAGGTAAGCATGTTGTTGTTGAATACATAACAGATGGATTAGACTACTTAACGGAAGATCAAATACAAATAAATAAATTAGCAGAAGATTACATATATAAACAAATAGCATACGAAGTTATAAAGCATAAGTTTAATGTTCAAGAATATGTAGTTAGAAGAATAAAAAATGAAGCTTTTGCTTCTATGAAAAACATGAAAATCCGTTTAATGGACATACATCCTTTTGATCTGATTCAGACCTTAAAAGGAAGAAATAAATGGATTAAGTAATGAAGTTTAAAAATATCTTCAGCTCCGGAAAAATGAACAAAGACCTGGATGAAAGGCTTGTTCAGAAAGGAGAGTATCGTGATGCTTTAAATGTAAAGGTTGCAAACTCTAGTGGTTCAGATGTTGGATCAGTAGAGAATGAAATCTCTAATGCCGTGCTATCTAGTTTGAGCATGGGAAATAATCCTGTTTGTATTGGATCTGTAGCTGACGATGTTAATAATAAGATATATTGGTTTGTAAGATCTGACTTAGGAAGCTATGTTTGTGAATATGATTCTGACAATAATGCGTCTTCATTTGTTTTAATAGATACAAGAACTGGGCACAATAATGTTTTAAATTTTACAAAAACTAATTTTATTGAGTCAAATATTCTTATAGATATTGACAATAATAAAAGATTTTTGTTTTTTACAGATGGATTGAATCCTCCTAGGCGGGTTGAAATTGATTCTGCCAAGCTTATAGACGGAAACGATTTTGATAAATATGACATAGATGTTATACAAAAACCACCATTGTACCCGCCAGTCTTAACTCTTCAAAGCGCAACAAATGAAGAAAATACTATTGAAGAAAGATTTCTTTATTTTTCCTATAGATATAAGTATAAGCATGGAGAGTATAGTGCGTTGTCTCCTTTTTCGGAAGTAGCTTTTTTTCCTAAATCTTTTTCTTTAGATTTTTCTACCGGACTAAATAAGTCTATGGTAAATGCAAACGGATCAGTAAGCATACAGTTTGATACAGGGTCAAAAAACGTTACAGACGTAGAGATTGTTTTTAAAGAAAGTAACTCTAGTGTTGTGTACGTTGTGGAATCTATTAACAAGGAAGATGAATCTTATGCAAATAATGCTACGCAAAACTTTTTGTTTAAAAACTCAAAAATATACAAAGCCCTTGCAGAAAAAGAGTTGTTTAGGGTATATGATAATGTGCCCTTAAAGGCAAAAACTCAACAACTTATAGGCAACAGGATTGTTTATGGAAATTATGTAGAAAATTTTAACCTTATTGATTCTAACGGGAAAAAAATAAAACCAGACATTAATCTACAAGCCACAACAGCAACAATAACTACACCTCCTGTTTCAAGCGTGAAAAGTAATAAAGACTATGAGGCTGGAATTATTTATTTAGACGATTATGGGAGGTCTACAACTGTTATTACCTCTCCTCAGTCTAGCACAAATATTCCGTTAAGCAGTCAAAAGCTACAAAATAAATTGCAGGTAACAATAAATCACCTGCCTCCTGCTTTTGCAAAAAAATATAGAATATATATAAAGCAAAGTAAAGGAAACTACGAAAGCATATCTCCTGCGATATTTTACGAGGAACAAGAAACAGGTTACGTTTATGTTCAGTTAAACGGAAATGATAAAAATAAAATAAAAGAAGGAGAATTCCTTGTGGTAAAAGCTGACTCTAGAGGCGTTAAAACAGGCCTTGTGGAGACTCAAGTTTTAGAGATGAAAGAGCAAAGTGTTAACTTTTTAGAAGATGACACTTATCCAGGAACTGGAGATCCTCCAATTGCACAGCAGCCAGGATTTTATGCTAAATTTAAGCCAAGCGGATATAGTCTTTCTATAGATGATTTTGTTAGAACAGAACATACTGATTATGATGATTCTAGTAATAAAAGAGACAACCCTTTAAGCATTCAATTTAACTCCTCAGTAGTTGAAGGTCCTTTTTATTATGGAACAAATGGAGCTGTAACCGACGTAACTCTTGGCGGAACATACACTATATCTGAGCAGTTTGCCAGAATTAGGGTTGAAATTGATGGAATTAATGTAGATGTTAACGGAGATGGTTCTTTGATAGTTGATACATTCCAATGGTCAGTCGATACTCTTGATAATGATGGCACAAATACTTTAAGCGCAACAAACTTAACCATGACACCAGGAACCCCAATAGCTCTTACTGGATCTGGATTGACAATTGATTTTGCTGCTGCAACAGGGCACACAATAGGCGACAGGTGGATGTTTAACGCTAGACCCTCAACAATAAACGCCCTTTACACTAACGCAAGCGTAAGAGGTGAAAGAGCTTATTCTCAATTTAGAAGTTTTCCCCAAACAGAAGAAGAAATACCTTTAGGAACAATAATAAATTTTACATACGACGAGTACAACAGGGGGGACCAGTTTGTAACACATGAGTTTGTAGTTAATCAAACATTCAAAAACCTAGAAGAATGGTATCATGAAAGCGGAGCCAAAGCAATATTAAATCCTGATATTCCTGAAAACAGAATATTTTTTTTAAGAGGAACATATGGATCTAGGCAGTCTCTTATAGATAACTCTTTGACTAGTGATCTTTTAATGGTTATAAGATCTAAGTTTCAACAAAATACATCAATAAGCAAAAGAGCTAAAATAGACAACACATTTGTTTTATTTACAAGACAGACAACTGACATAATAAATTTAGAAACAAAACCAGAAACAATAAACTCTGAGATATTTTATGAGCTTCCGGCAACATACAATATAAATAGTCAAGGGTATCACGAGGCCCCCGCTGGAGGCACAACTCAAACAGATTCAACTCAAGCTACTTTCGAGCTTCCGTTTTTCAATTGTTTTTCATGGGGAAATTGTGTTGAGTCATATAAAATAAAAGACGATTTTAATGCTAAGTTTTTTGAGCCAGAAAATAGGCCATCATCAAACTTAAAGGATTATAAACAAAACAACAGAACAACTTCATTAACCTACAGTAATGTTTATGACCAAACAACAAAATACAACGGATTAAACGAGTTTAACTTATCTACTGCAAACTACAAAGATATGGATGACTTCTATGGAAGTATCAACAAGATTGTAGGAAGAGAATCAGATTTGGTTGTGTTTCAGGAAAACAGAGTTTCTAAGCTGTTGTTTAATAAAAGTGTTTTATTTAATGCCGATGGAAGTGGAAATGTTGCTTCCAGTACAAATATTTTAGGGCAAGATATTCCTTATCTTGGAGAATATGGGGTTACAGCTAATCCTTTTGCTGTGATAATATGGGGAGGAAGAATTTACTTTGTAGATGAAAGAAGAAGGGTGGTTTGCAGACTATCTCAAGATGGTATAACACAAATATCAGACTATGGAATGCTTGATTGGTTCGGAGATGCTTTAAAAGTGACTCCTGATGTTATAGGAGGATATGACCCAACTGACCGTTCTTATTCATTATCACTCCGTGGAACGCAAGAAGAATGGAGAGAAGACGAAGTAGAGTGTGAAATTTTATATGATAGTACAGATACAGATGGCGATGGTACTGTTGACTCTATAGATACAGACGACGATAACGACGGCGTGCTTGATACCGCAGATGCATTCCCACTAGATTCAACAGAGAGTGTTGATACGGACGGGGATGGTGTTGGAGATAACGCTGACACCGACGATGATGGAGACGGGGTTGATGACGCTCAAGATGCATTTCCTTTGGACTCTACTGAGACAACCGACACAGACTCAGACGGAACAGGAGACAATGCTGATACCGATGATGACGGCGATGGTATTTTAGATGTTAATGAAGGCGACATGGATGGCGATGGTGTTGATGATAACAATGATACTGATACTGACGGAGATGGCACGCCTAATTCAACTGACACGGATGACGATAATGATGGGGTACTTGACGGAAGTGATGCTTTACCAACAAACCCTAATGAATCTGTTGACACTGACGGAGATGGCATAGGAAATAATCAGGACACTGATGACGATGGTGACGGGGTATTAGATACAGCAGACGCATTTCCTTTAGATTCTACAGAAAGTATAGACACAGACGGAGACGGTATTGGGAACAATGCAGATACTGATGACGACGGAGATGGCGTCCTTGATTCCTCTGACGCATTCCCACTCGATTCTACAGAAACAGTAGATTCTGATTCAGACGGCCTTGGGGACAATGCAGACCCAGATGATGATAATGATGGAATAGCAGACGTAAATGAAGTCGATAGTGATGGAGATGGATCAATAGATGATGTCGACACAGACGATGATAACGACGGAACACTAGACTCAAGCGATGCATTCCCATTAGATCCTACGGAGACGACAGACACCGATTCAGATGGGACCGGTGACAACGCTGATACAGATGATGATAACGATGGAGTCTTAGATACAGCTGATGCGTTTCCTTTAGACTCTACAGAGACTGTTGATACAGATAGTGATGGAACTGGTGATAACGCTGATACCGATGACGATAACGACGGTGTTTTAGATGTTAATGACGCATTCCCGTTAGATGCTACCGAAACAACGGATACAGATGGAGATGGGGTAGGAAATAACGCTGATTTAGATGATGACAATGACGGTGTTTTAGATTTACAAGACGCTTTTCCTTTAGATTCAACTGAAACCATAGATACAGATAGTGATGGCATAGGAAATAATGCAGACACGGATGATGACGGAGATGGAGTTGCTGATTCAAGCGATGCTTTCCCGCTAGACGCAACTGAAAGCGTTGATACAGATAGCGATGGAACTGGTGACAATGCGGACACTGACGATGATAATGATGGAACACCCGATACGTCAGATGCATTTCCACTAGATGCGTCAGAGACAACTGATACAGATGGCGACGGAACAGGAGACAATGCTGATACAGATGATGACAATGATGGCACTCCAGACTCTTCTGATGCGTTCCCGCTAGATGCAACTGAAACTACAGACAGCGATAGTGATGGTATTGGGGACAATGCAGATACAGATGATGACAATGATGGGGTACTTGATAGCGCAGACGCTTTTCCTTTAGACGCAACTGAAACAACAGATACGGATTCTGATGGTATCGGAGACAATGCTGATTTAGATGACGATGGAGACGGCATAAGTGATATTTATGAAACGCAGCTAGGAACAAATCCTTTAGACAGTACAGATACTCCAACAGATACAGATTCTGATGGCATACCAAACGCTATAGATACAGATGATGATAATGATGGGACTCCGGACACCAGTGACGCTTTCCCTCTTGACTCTACAGAAACAACAGATACGGATTCTGACGGCACTGGAGATAACGCCGATACTGATGATGATAATGATGGGGTTTCAGATGCAGATGAAACAGCTGCAGGAACGGATCCTTTAGATAGCACTAGCACTCCCCCTGACACTGACGGGGATGGAACTCTAGATTATTTAGATACAGATGATGATAACGATGGAGTCTTAGATGTGAATGATGCTTTCCCGCTAGATGCCTCTGAAAGCGTAGATACCGATGGAGACGGTGTTGGTAATAATGCAGACACGGATGATGATAACGATGGTCTAACTGACGCTCAAGAAGCAACAGCTGGAACAAACCCATTGCTTGCTGATACAGACAGTGACTATATAGTTGATTCTGTTGATTCTGCTCCTTTAGATGCATCTACACCAGGAGTCAGTGATACTTCTGGTAGCGGAAGAAGTTCTAGTTGTAGCCCTCCAGAAAGATTATTTTTCTTCCCAAACCATTATGCTGATAAGATGCAAGCAGATGGTTACAATGGAAACAGTAGCACAACAGATTCAAATTTAGCAAATATTCCGCTTGCTTCCAGCGCATTAAGAGTAAGTGATACTACTTACGTTCCATACGATAACACAGTCACAGTGGCTAGTCTAAATTTAACCGATGCAGTACAGTGGAGTGACGCACAAACAGGATCCACATATGGATTAACTCTTTCTGACAGATATATTACAAAAGATGCCGCAGTAACCCTTGGTTATACTATTGGAATAATGAGGAACGCCGATAATACAGCAAAATCATTAACAGGGCAGAGCATAAATGATATTCCTGGTGACGCAATAATGTATGCATTCACAAATGACGTAGACTCTAACGGAAGACCTAATAGCTTAACAAGCCCAGTTGCTATAGTTACTCCTATAGGATTTAGGGAGATAACAAAACTATCTTTAGTTAATCATGCTATTAGGAGCGATGCTAGCAATAACAAACATTTATACACAAGTTTAGCTTTTATTATATCTGAACCATGTACAAGCGCATTTTCATACACCGCTAAACCTTGGGTTGAGGTGACATCAGGATTGAGCTCAACTCAAGGTTTAAATGGAATTATTAGTGGGGTAGAAAATCAATCACTAACATTCCCTCAGGTTACCGCCTATACAGATACAAATAGCAGTATTACATTTTCAGATACAAATTCTCCGGTAGCCGGAGGGGATGCTTTTACTATGCTCGGTTTGACACAACATACGATAAACCAAAATGTTGGGCCTATGTTTAAGCAGACAGGATTTAATCAAGAAACGATAAAACTTCATTCCTATTACAATACAGTGCCGCCATTAACAATAAATATAAAAAACAAAAATTTTGGAGAAACGTATCCTTCAGGAGCTCAAATTACCCTAAGCGCTGCGGCTGGAGACATAGGGTCTGGAGTGTCTGTTGACTCAAATGGAAACGTTACAGTAAGCTCTATGGGAAGCACAAGTTACACCAACACCCTTTCTCATCCAGACATTCCTGGTGCGACAATTCACACGGGAAGTTTTACCTATGATAGTAACGGTCAAAAGATATACACGCCATTTAAGGCACAGTTTATTAAAATTGACTCTTTGGGGGATGATGAATGGCAGTTACAAAGAACTGGTACGCCTTTTCCTAATAATAGCTCTGCTTTCCCAGTAACTACAGGATACTCAAATTATCCCTACGGCGGGTCAACTGACAATAGTCAATGGGATAACACAACGATTATACAAAATGGTGAAGGAAGCTCAGGATCTAGATTTGGCTCACTAGACCTTATTGGAGGGGTTTTCTATTCTTCGCTTGCTAACAAACCTGGAACGATTGATGCTGAAATTAAGTTGGTGTACTACCTTAAAGATTTTGTTCCAAAGTATGGGATTGTAATAATAACCAGCGACACACCTCCTACGGTTAGCAATGCTGCAACATCTATATTTTATCCAGGATCAGGCACGGATCCATTAATACTTAGAACTATAACTATAAATATATAGATATGAAATATAGATCAGGATACAGAAAAGTTAAAACTCTAAGGAAGTATGTTAATGGAAAGCCTACTAACATAACTAAAGCTAATGTGGCTTCAGACACTGATTATATCGAAAAATATTTGTCTGACGAATGCCCCGTTAATACGCTTCCATCTGGGGTAACTGTTACCCCAACAACGCCATCTACTCAGGCATACAAGAATCCAACAGTTACTGGTTCAAACAACTACACGGTAAGCTTTAGTGAGTATGTAAATGGATGGACATCTTTCCACTCATGGATACCAGAGTCTATGGTTAATATGAATGGGGATTTTTTTACATTTAAAAGCGGTCAGCTTTATAAGCACCACGCAAATGACGCCAACAGGAATAATTTTTATGGAGCAACATACCCTTCGGAGCTAGAGTTTGTGTCTAATGATGCATCAGGAGATGTTAAAATGTTCAAAACCATAGAGATTGAAGGTGACGCTAAGGATTGGGATGTAACTATTGCAACGAACCTAGACCAAGGTCATATAGATAAAAGTTCTTTTGAAAAGAAAGAAGGGTTTCATTATTCTTATATAAGAAGAAATTCTACAGATTTAGTTAATACCGAGCTGTTGTCTGTTCAGGGGGTTGGAATGCTTATTAGCACCACAACAAATGTTTACAATTTTACTTCAGTTCCTTCTGAAATATCTGTAGGAGATTCTCTTTACAAAGCTACGTCAGGGAGCTATCAATTAATTGGAACTATATCAGGAATGACAGGAACGTCTATAACAACAAGTGCGTCAGCAGTCACTCCTTCTGTAAACGATTTTATATTTGGAGCTAAGTCTCCTGTAGCAGAATCGTATGGCTTAAAAGGTTATTTTGCAAATATTAAGATATCAAACACAAGTAATTCTAAGGTTGAGGTTTTTGCTGTAAACTCAGAAGTTTCGAAAAGCTTCCCTTAATATTTAGTATATTTGCATTAATGAAATTTAATTTAAGAACAGTCTCTGAAGAGGACTATGACAATGTTCTTTTAAAATGGTGGAAAAACTGGGGATGGGAAGCACCACCCAAGGATTTTTTACCAGAAACTGGACTAATTGTGTCAAAAGGCAATATTGATATTTGTGCAGGGTTTCTATACCTTACAAATTCTAAGGTTGGGCTGACAGAGTTTGTGGTTTCAAACAAAGAATATAGAGACTCAGACAGAGGAGAAGCTTTAGACTTTCTTTTAGATTGTATTCTAGAGCTAGCAGATAAAAATGGATGTAAATACGCTCATGTTATTTTAAAGAACAAGAGCTTATTAAGAAGATATAAAAGGGCTGGATATATAGAGTCCGATAAAAACGTTTTAGAATTAGTTAAAGCATGGCAATAGCAACTGGAACAGCGATAGCATTAGGAGTGACAGCAGCAGCAGGAGCTGCTACCGCAATATCCGGAGCGGCTAGAGCTAAAAGAGCAAAAAAGGCGCTACAAAACTTTAAGCGTCAAGAATTATCACAAACAGAAGGATTAAGAGTGTCTACATTAGGGGCTGAGTTACAAACAGAAGCAGCATTGCAAAGGCAAGCTACAAGTGTTGATGCTCTACAAGCTGGGGGTGTAAGAGGATTAGTCGGAGGTCTCGGAAGAGTTGAGGCTGCTCAGGGACAACAACAAAGACAAATATCAGCAGACCTGGATAGACAGCAAATGCAAATAGAAAGGATGCAGTTTCAAGAGGCTCAATCTTTAAGACAGATGCAGGAATCAAGGGAAAACTTTCAAATAGGGGCTTTAATGTCAGAGCAGCAAGCTGGACAGCAAGCTGTAACTGCTGGATTAACGCAAATAGGAAGTGCTGCAATGTCTGGATTAACATCAATGGATTCAATGCAGGCTAAGGATCCTTTTGTTGGAGGAGGAGTAAAATCAACTATGAAAAATCCAGCTTTACCAAACATAAATCCGATTAAGTCTGATTACTCTAATTTTGGAATGGACACCGTAAAAAGATCTCAAAACATGAACACCTCACTAACAGGTAATTCATCAGATTTTTCACGGTTTATAAATTAAAGAAATTAAAATGGCAGCAAGAGATTATGTAGCGGGGTTTCAGGTAGCAGGCGGAGGAAAAGCTAATGTTGTTGATCTTTCAGCAGCAGCAGCAGGTGTTGCCGCATATGGATTGGAACAAGCTGAAGAAACCAGAAAAAGACAAAAAGAGTTTGATGAGAATAGGGCAGCATTCAAGAAAGAAATGGCTGACACTTACGATCAATATGTTCGTGAAAATAACTTTGATGACACAGGTATTTTAGACTATGATGCAGCAACAGAAAAACTTAGGAATTCAATAAAACAATCTCATTTAGAGACAGAGTATCTTTATGACCAAGGCACAATAGACGAGGCTGAGGTTAGAAGAAGAAACAATGAGATGAAAGGTCAGGTTGGTGAAGTTAAGAACCTTTCGGCAGACATAGTGGCTTACCAGGAAAAAGTTCAGAAATTAGAGGAAGAAGGAAAGGGAAGTGAGGTCAACGGCTTAAGAACAGATATTCTTGAGGCATTTTCTGAAAACTTTAATGTTGTTTCTACCGCAAAAGGATTACAGTATCAAACTGTTGTAGATGGAAAGGTTAAGGGAATAAATGCTGGTGAGTTCAAAAGAATACTAAATGCTGAACAAGGCGTGGATATAGAGAAAGATTTAGATGATCTTGTGAAGCTTGGAGGCCTTGAAGAAAAAATAGAAGGCTACGGGCGTGATGCAAGAAAAGTAACTGAATACCTTAGAGGAAAAGAAGGTAAGGCTTTGTTAAAAACAAGAATAGATCAATGGAGCGCTTCAGAAAAGTATGATTACATGTTAAAAGCTGGTTTAGCAACAGATGACCCTGCGATTGCAGCCGAGGCAAACAAAACAAAAGAGGGAAAAATAAAGCTAATAGATGGCGCTTCAATATTTAAAAAAGAAGTTAGTGAAGATGAAGATCAAGCAATCGCTGACCATATGGAAAAAGAGTTAACTAATAGGCTCTTATTTAAAGGAAAGAAAGAGCTTTATGACGACAAATATACTTTACAACAAATTAAAGACAGAAATGCGTCTAATAGAGCAACTAAACAGTTAGTGGAATCAGCAGATATTGTTCAAACAGACAAAGACTCTGGGGATAAGCAAAGAGTAAGGGAGGTTTATGCAAAAGACGGAAAGGGCATTCCGGTTGATTATTTAGTACAAAATCCAGGAAATAATATTAGTAGAGCAATGATGGATAGTATTGAGGGTATTCCAGGAGGAACACCTGTGCCGTTTGACGCTATAAAGAATACTAAATTTATAATGGAGAGATCAGATATAGACACGAACCTTATCGAAATAACTCTTGGTTACGACTATGATATCCCAAAAGAAGATGATAACTCTTTAGTTGAGGCAATAGGCAGGATGAGCGATGTTAAAAGAAGACAGAGTATAAGAAAATATGGTAAAGAAGCGGGGCTAGGGGATAGTGAAATACAAGCAATAGCTGATGACCCACAAAAAGCAGTTAGCTTTTTAAGCGATAGGGCTCCTAAAAAAGGATCTTCTACATTTAAATATGTGCCACAAAACCTAACTGAGTATAATAGAATTTTAACAAACACAGGTAGAAAACCAATATCTGATGCAGACTGGTCAAAACATGTTTCTGCTGTTAAGAGTAAGCAAAATTGGGCCAATAAGAAATTCTCAAGAAACCAATAGTATGACTGATCCAAATCAAAACGGTGCTACCGTAGACATAAATCAAGAGGCACTAACATTAGCATATAATGATGCTTTTGATGGAGGATTTTCAGGTACTCAGGCTGAGTTTTTTCAGCTTTTATGTGAAGATGAGCAAGCTCAGGGCTGGTCTTTTGAATCTGCTCAATTAGGAGGTTTTGAAGGTTCTTTTGATGACTTTAAAGGCTTGTTGTCATTGCCTGATATAATTGAAAAAGTTGATAATGAGACACCAAAAGAGGATGATGAAGTAAAAAAAAAAGATACGTTTGGACCGCTTTTGGAAGAAGATACGAGATCTTTATCTCTCGAGTCTGAGTTTTCTTCGGCAGATCCTAACTTTAGTGTAGAAAAATCTGTAAAATTTCAAGAAGAGTACAAAAAAGACAAGTATAAAAAAGCAATTGAATACTTTAAAGATGCTCGTCCAGACTTAGACTTTCCAACAAAAGAAGAATATTATGGAGTTGGTAAAGCTCCAATGCTAACTGAAACTTCAGAATACAAGGATGTAACTGATATTTCTGCTGACGAAAAAAGAGTTAGAGAAGAGCAAGCAAAAATAGCGCAAGAATATAGAGAAGGCAAAAGAGAGTTAACTCCTCAACAATCCTTAGTAAATACATTACACAACTCCCTAGGGCAGCTAGCAACTGTTGATGATACTTTTAGATACATGTATGGTGTTGCAACCAATGACATGAAACAAATTGGTTTGGCAGAAGCTGAAATGGAAAGAGTAGACTCCATGGCCCAACCAACAATGGAATTTACCGACGGCGCTAGCCTTACGGAAGATCCAGCAAAGTTTGCTGCTGCTGTTATTGATGGTTTTTCTGGATTTGCAACTTCAGCCATAATATATCAACTGACAGGTGGTCCTTATACCATGGGAATTGGTTTAGCAAGTGATATGATAGCAAGATCTATTAGGGATCACAATAAAACAAAAGCCGAGGCAAACAAAACAACTGTAGAAGAATTACATAAAACCGGAGAGTTTGAGGTTTTGATACCTGGATCTATAGGAGTTCTTGCTTATAAATTAGAAAAAGCAGGTATAAAGGGTGTTGGAACAGCGATTAATGCGCTAGCAACAAAGGGATACAGTAAACTTGCTAAATTATTAACGTTTGGAGGATCTCAATTCAAAGAAGGAGCTACTGAATTTGGTCAAAACATTTTAGAAGATATAAATAATTTTTTAGGTAGCCTAAATGTTGAGGAAAGTAAAAAGATATACAAGGGAAGGCCAGATTTATTAGCTGAAGAAATAGGAAAAGAGTTTGTTAAATCGGCTACATCTAGAGAATCTAGGGAGGCTTTTTATAAAGGACTTGCTGGAGGTGCAGGGGGAACTACTTTAGGTGCGACTTATAATAAAGTTATGTCTGTTACTAAATCCAAAGAAGAAACAGATAAACAAGACGACCTAACAGAAAGAATATTAGACTTAGAAGCCATGGAAAGAAATCCATCGCTTAATGAGTCAGAAAAGGAAGGCATTAAAACATCTAAAGATGCAGCACTCGAAGAGTTAAAAAGAATTCAAATAGAGGCTGAAAAAATGGCTGAAAACTACAGCCAAGAACAAATTGATGAGTTTGTACAACTCAGAGAGGAACAAGTATTCTTAAACAATCAGCTCTGGACAACAGAAAATTCTAAGAACCTAAATAGAGAACAGAAGGATAAAGTTATACAAAACCTCCAGGATAAGTTTCAAAAAAATGTATCCAGAGTAAAGGAGGTTCAGAAAGAGGCAATAGAAGGGGTTAAAACAAAAAAAGAAGGAGCTCCTAGTCAACCAGCCCAAGAAGAAGTGTTGGTTCAAGAGGAGACTGATTCTAAAGGTAGAGTCTTCAAAAGGTACGCCATTACAACAGAAAAAGATGGCATAAAAACAACAACATATACATTCAATAGAAGCGACAAAGATGCTTCTCAAAGAAACAAATCTAGTGTTAAGCCCGAGGTTGCGTTTGGTGAGAGATTTGAAGTAGACTCTGAGTCTGAGTACAATGATGTTATATTTGAAGATGAACTAAAAGTGGTCGGTGTTGAAAATATTGTAGAAAACCCTAACCCTAGGTCGGATCAAACTCAGTACCAATCAGATGTCGTGGTTGAAAATAAAGAGGGTAGCAGAACAACCTTTAAAGGAATAAGGTTAAGGGAGAAAACCAAAGGCGCACAAGAAGACATTGATCTTCAGAGTAAGGCAACGGAAAAAGAAGGGGTAGAAACAGAGCAAGGTGCTAAAAACCTAATAGAGTCTCTAAAAAAATGGTCAAAACTGGGGCTAAATAAATTTTCTAACTTAAGAAGTAAGTTTGGCCTTGATCCTAAAAGGGGAAATGTTGATATAACAAGACTTCAAGAGGCTTACAAAGGGGGAATGAAATCAGAAACTTATGCAGCATTATCTAGATTTCAAAACATAGAGACCTTAATAAAAAAACTAAGCAAAAACGACCAAGACAAAGCAAGGGTTGTGAGTGATAAAATACTTAGAGGGGAAAAAGTAACTCAAGAAGAGTTTTCCTCTTTTGAAGAGATATCTAAACTTTCTTCTGACTTTAGATTAGCTATAGACAAACTTAGTCAAGAATTAATAGATTTAGGAATTCTTCCTCCAGATTCAGAACAAAATATATCTGATAATATAGGAGAATATTTAAATAGAGCCTACTTAGCTTTCACAGATCCAAATTACAAGCCAGGCGACATTACTAGACAGAAAGCAAAAAGATTTTTACAAAAAAATCCTAAATTAATAATTGAACAAGCCGAAAAAAGGGCTGATGAAAAAGGAATTAGTCTTGATGAGGCTATTGCAGAACAGGCTGATGTTTTTTTAGATAGCCTTCTTGAAAAAGGCGATTCTGGATCTCCTATGTCTAGAGAGTTTAAGCTCAATAAGTCAATATTAAAACAAAAGAAAGGAGTTCCTAAACCTTTAAGGGAGTTTTTAGGAGAGATTAAGGATGGTAGGCAGGCGGCTTATATAAGTCACCTTAAATTAGCGAGCCTTGTTAATACAGCAAGATATCAAAAAGGTGTTTTAGATAGCGGACTTGGTAAATTTATATATGAAAAAAACGATCCAAATAGACCACCTGATTCTGTTGAAATAAAAGGCAGCGCTTATGATATTTTATCTGGATATTATGCATCTCCTGATGTTGTTGATGCTATTATACCTAAACAAGAAAAGGTAGTCGAAGGAGCCATGAAAGTTTTAACTGACCTTAATGGCTTAGTAAAAGGATGGAAAACAGTTTATAATCCTACATCTTACCTTAGAAACTACATATCTACCATGGTAATGTTGGCTACAAGAGGTGATCTTTCTATGAAACAATTTATTGATTCTCACAAAGCTTACTTAAACACCTTGAAGGGTAAAAAAGTGTTTGAAGAAAAAATGTTTGAGTATAAAAAAATGGGAATCGTTGGCCAAAACATTGATGTTGGTGTAATTAAAAGCGCAATGAGAGATAACGATACAGATATGGAGACTGGTCTTTATAAAAGAATGACAAAAAAAGACGACTCCCAAGAATCAATACTGAGAAGAAGTATAAAATCTATATATAAACTTGGAAAATTAGGCCAAGGCATACAATTTACTGCTGAAAGGATGCAAACAATATTTCAGGCAGGAGATGATATAGGGAGAATGATGGCTTATGAGAAAAGAAAAGAAGCTCACGCAGACATGATGTTTGATAAAACGGTTGAGCAACTTGATGATAGTGAATTGAAGCAAGTTCAAGAAGCTGCTGCTGAAGAAATAAAGGATCAATACAACAATTACGATAGGGTTCCTCCTTTGATAAAAAAGCTCAGTAGAAACATTTTAGTGGGATCTTTTGTTCAGTTTCCTGCTGAGATGATAAGAAACACAGCAAACACAATAGGGAGTACGATCACGAGGATGAAGGATAAAAATCCTAAAGTAAGAAAAGACGCTAAGACTAGACTTGCCACATTTTTAGGGGCACAATCAGCCCTAGCTATAGGAACCACATTTTTAGGAGATAGTATCATGGATATGTTTAACATGGACGATGAAGAAGAAGATGAGGTTCAAAGAGTAAAAGATTTGAGAAACGTAGTAGCGCCCTGGTCTAAAAACCACAAAATCATTGTAAGGAAAATGGGAGACAACAAGCTGAGTTATGTAGATGTAAGCGCAAACAATCCTTATAATATGATCTCAAGGCTTATTCAGAAAGTTGGTATAGACGGAATAGGTAATAATGCAGATACTTATGAGGTAATGTTTGATTTTTTTGGACCATTTTTGGATCAAGAAATTCTATCTCGAGCTATATTCGAAACACTTAATGGACAAACCGAATCAGGTAAACCTTTATTTTTTAGTACAGATGGAACGGGAGAAAAGCTTACTAAAGGAACCGAACATATTCTTAAAGAAATAATGCCCGGATATATGAGGTTTGTACAAAGAGTTACAGACGAAGATAAAAGTACCGTAAATGAACTAATATCATTAACTGGATTTAGAACCACAGAGGTAGATCTTGATACGTCTTTATATTTTAAAATGAGAGCAGCGTATAGCGATATGCAAGATCTACAGGCTAGCTATAGAATGAATCTTTCAAAAGGAAAAGACACTTATGACGATAGTGCGATAAAATATGGGGAAGCAATAACCAAAGCAAATGAGGTTCTTCAATCCCATATAAGGTTAGGTTTAGACCCTAAGTTAGCTTATCAACAAATGAAAAAAATGATGGGTAAAAATCAAAAGTTTAGTAATAACGAAATAAAAGCTATAATATACGGAGTTGAGATAGCATTTAAAGAAGCTAAAAAATAAAAAGGGACCAAAGTAAATTGATCCCTTTCGCCCCAAAAATATATTTAGCCGGACCCCTCTAGCTAAATACACTCAAACTTACAATATCTTTTTTAATAAATCAACAACAACCTCACAATCTTTTTGATTCCTAGGCATAAAAAGTACTGGGTCTTGGCCCGTGTCTACCAAGTGTTTCTTAAATAATTTCCACCTGATGGGAAATGCTTCGTTTGGATTTCCCTTACACTCTATTATAAACCTCCTTGGCTTCTTAACATCTATAAAGTCTGGAGTGTATCTTATGGGCAGAATTTTT